ACTATTGTCTGGTCTGACGGAACACTTATCATCTCAGTTATAGTTTGAGTAGTAGCATAATCTCCAACAGTTATTTTATAAATCTTTTGGCTTGTAAATCCATAGGCATTTCCTTGCCACATAGTTCCACCCTTTAATCCACCAGCTAGAGTCAAGAAATCCCCATTATTAGATTGGTCGCTTAATTTAAAAAGTCCTATTTTTCCACTATTATCAAACAAAACGTATCCAGCGTCATATACAAAAAACGGATTATCCTTATGAACAAGAGCATAATTAGCAGTAATAGTATATCCCGTCCAAGTAGAACCAGATTTTTTCCATATACCTGCTTTGTCACTACCGTCATTCCCTAAAGCCCAGAATACTCCGCTTACTTCTAATACACGTCTTAAACTTCTATAAGAAGGACCAGCACCATAATTACCAGCACTTTGTGTAGTATTATACGTCTGTAAAGCACCTCTGATATTATCTCCAATTTCAAGATTCTCTAAATATCTAAAATACCCATTAGGTAAATCTCGCTCTTCATCAGCGATTCCTATAAAACGGTCAATTGTTATTTCTTTTATTTTAGCCATTAGCTTTTTTCACTATTAGTAAATGATACTGTTGAACTCTTTGCTTGCCCTGTTGGGCTTATTGTATTTTTAGATTGATTAGTGGGGCTTATTGCCGAACTCTTTGATTGATTCGTTGTCTTCCAACTTCCTGATCCGCTTAATAATACTGATATGCCTGTTAAGATGTATGAGCCGACACTGGCTACTAAAGTATATCCCCTTTCTAATAATGCTGTAACTCCTGTTAGTGTAAATGCTCCTACACTGGCTATCATACTACGAGCTGATGTGAGGATTGTGGTTATGCCTGTTAGTGTAAATGCTCCTACCGTGCAAGCTAATACATATCCTTTGCTGAATAAAGCGTCTATTCCTGTAAGAGTAAATGAACCGACTCCTGCTGGCATATCGTAAGTGTAAAGGTATGCTACTACTACATAGACCTGTGTACATTGAGTAGCATATCCTTGAAATGGTCTATCTAACGAAACTCCTGCCTCTAAAGCATTCACTTCAGCAATAGTCCAAGCACTACTTGTTGCTGGACTAACAGTCCACTCTTCACTATAGGTTGTCCAAGAAGTGCTTGGATTTTGTTCAGTTCCAAAATAATTAGTTCCAGCTACCCTTACTGCTGCTTTTCCTTTAGCTGTATAAGCGGCTGTATTACTTCTAAAATTAAAATATACTTTTACGCTAGTTATCGTTATTCCACTAGCTTCACTTAAATTGGGTAGAGTATATGTATCAGTTCTGAAACCAAGATTATTTGTTTCTTCTATGTAAGTGGTTAAATCGTCAGCCACTGCTTCATCAACTAAAGACCAATGGGCATTAGCTGGGTATGCTGGATTTTGAACTTCTATTGTAGTCCCATCAGCACTTGGTCTTAATGTTTCTGGTGATGCCATATTAAGCTATTGTTAAAACTCCGTTAGTCCCGTCAAAATTAATTGTAAACTGGTCACCTGAAGCAAGCGTGACCTCACTCCCATAGTCCCAGTACGCTACCAATTTATCCCCAACCGACCCATCATCATAAATGTAAACATATCTAAATGGTCCAACTGCTCCACTAGCTGTTAATACTAAATCAGCACATACTAATTTGTATGTTCCTGATGTTTGAGCTGATGTGCTTACTGTTATTACTCTACTAGATAAGTTTGTATAACTTACCTGTGTAAGGTCTGCTAATTCGTCCCACGTTGCTGTGTGAGCTGTGTTTGTTAGAGCTATTGTTAAACTTGCTCCGCTTAAATCTATTGCCTTCTCAGCTAGGTTTTCGACAAAACTGTCGATCTTTACAAAACTTGCGATATTGGTATTCTACTAATTATGTATTTTTAGTTGAATGTTTATTTATTATCTACTACTCCTCCACTTAGGAATAATTTGTGTTGTTTCGTCTCTCGTTCTTTTGCTATAAATTGATTCTATTAAACCTGTTATTCCTTTATCCTCATCTCCTTCATATTTTAATAATTCGTTTCCTAGATAGTTAGCAACTTGTAATCCTTTTCTCATTGCGTAATAATAACTTGGTCTTATTGCTAGATATTCGTGTAATCTTCCGTCAAATCCTGCTTTCTTGGTAGTATCACCTGAAACAAAATATGAAGATTCTCTATTAATAAACACCTTTAATCCGTTTGTGTAGCTGTAATTAGGTATACAATCAAGGAATATACCATTACCTGTTTTATCGTATTTAGTTGGTTTACCTGTTAGATTTTGTCCGTCTACGAATCCTAGTGATTTTGAACCTTTTGTTTGCTGGTCTACTTCTTCTAAATCATAATATCTTCCGTTTTCATCGGCTATCATTACCCTATAAATATCAAGAATAAGATTGCTTTGCTCATCTACCGTAAAGTGATAATCTCTCTGACTTGCTACTAAGTTTGTAGTAATTATCGGGTCTTTTGTATGATTAGAGTCATCTACTTGCCACTTTCCCGATGCTCTTATAGCTCGTAAAGATAACTGGTCTAATGCTAAATTAACGTCAACTACTTTCTTAGCTAATGTATATCTTGTATCATCAGTATCGCAGTTATCGTTTATTAATGTTGTAATCTGGGAATATGTTAATGACATAGTTTTTTATTAATTAATTTCAGCTCCTCGGTGTTGGATAAAATTATATAGCATATAAATAGCTTGAAGCTTTTATCGTATCCAACACTCAAGAGCCGAAGCTCTTTGAGTTATACCTTTCTTTTTTTGTTAAATCTAATTTTAAAGTCCTCTAAATGGCTAAAGATAGTTGCCTTTATTTCACCATCTTTAATCATCATTGTATCGTAATCTTCAAACTCGTCTTGTAAATGTGTCTTCATAAGCTCTCTGCCTAACGGAATAATCTTATCGTTAAACTTCTGAGCCTTTAGAGCAATCTTGTTTCTCTCGTTCTCTAGTTTCTCTTTGCTCTTTTCAGCTTCATCATACTTATCTCGTAATTCTTGAGGAGTTTCTTTTTTAATTTTGTCGTATATCTTCTTTTTCTGCTTATCCATATCCTTGATACACGCTTCCATTCTTTTAGTAATAGCTTTGTTGTCTTTAACGAACTCTTTTAAATCAACTTTCTTTTCTGCTTTCATTAGTTCCTTCTCGGTCTTAGCCATTACTTCTTCTAACTTCTCTATTTCACGAGACTTTGCTCTTCCTTTTTCCACAAGTTCTCCCTTTTTGTTAATAAGTTCTTTTAACTTGTCGTTATCTAAAATGATTTCTTTAGGGTAATTCATAATTATTTGTTTAAAGGTTTATAAGCTTCTTCCCATAGATGAGCGTTCTTTTCTATTGTGTAATTCGCTTCTACATACTCTCTCGCATCTTTACCCATCTTCTTTCGTAAATCCTTGTCTTTAATAAGTAATTCTATCTTTTCAATAAACTCATCAGCGTTACTTGCTAATAAAAGGTGCTTAGAATCTTCTGGATTTACTTCATATGGGCTATCTTTAGTAGAAAAGCTTTGTCCTATGGTTGGAATCTCTAACATTGAGTTCTCTAAAAACTTCAAATTACTCTTACATCTATTAAAGTATGTATCCGCCCGTGGGATTATAACCATATCAAGCTTCAAATCATTAAGCTTCTCGTAATACTCATCAACTTTAGCAAACGGATGCCACTCAATGTTTACTGAACTCCAGTAAGCGTATTGTTCAGAATATAGTTCTTTGTAAATATCGTTCTGTCCCTTTGGTGGCACTGATAATAGAACTAATCTTACTCGTGGATCGTTCTCATAATGAGCGATAATCGGCTTTAATGCTTCAATATCATTTGTTACTCCTACTGAACCAGTCATACCTATTCTTATTACATCTTCCTCGTTCTCAATAGGTTCTGGGTAATAGAACGGGTCAACACAATTAGGTAAAACAACCACGTTAGGGTTAATCTTCTCATATTCCTTTTTAAGGAACTCTGTCGCACAAGTGATTAAGTCTGCTTCTTTAGCGAACTCATCTAAGGCACGACTCATTTTTTTAATTCCCTTCTCTACCCTCGCCTTATCCATATACTCGTTAAACTTGAATCCGTTATCTTCTTTTAAGGTATCATCGTTGTCCATTACTATCTTCTTACCTTGTTTCTTCAATATTCTCATTAACTCTAATACTTCTTTCTTTAATGGTCTGTGGAATACAACTATATCTGCATCTAATGACGCTTTTGCTTTATTCTCTGGTGTTGTCTGGTTTAATAAGAATGTTGTTCGATCACCGTTCCAGCCATTTTCTTGGAGTGGTAGTAAGCAACGAACATTGAAACATCCGTTCAAGTTGGATGAGTTCACAAAATATACTTTACTCATAATTTTAATTTTTAAGAAGCTCTAGCTCCGCTTCCTTCTCTTTTATTTTCAACCTTTTAAGTTCTTCTAACTCTGCCAATCTCTTCTTTGTAGCCTGTATTTCATCCAACACGCCTAGTCCATCGTCTTTCACTACTTCAGGCGTTACAGGGGGTTCTACGGGCTGTGGTGGTGGTGCTGGAGGGGTTGGAGGAGGTGGAGCTTCTACTTCATTAGGAACTATTACTTGTTTCGTTCTTGGGTCTATAACATCACCTTTAATATTTATTCTCTCTGATGTTTTTTTAATGTTCGGGGATAATACTACCCTGCATTGATTTTTCATAATTGTTTACAGATTTGCTCCTATCTCTCAATCTGCAGTGAGTAGGAGCAAACAATTAAAATTGGTTAATTGCTAGTTTTGTGTCCAAATAGTTACACCAGATGTGTCTCTATTTTCAATTACACCGTAGAGCAAGTCTGCAGTAGTAATTGTTGATAGATATTCAGGGATGTAATTAGATTGAACTCTAACTCCGTATTTACCAGTCATTGATGCTCCTGATTTAGAACCACCGCTTCCTAGTGGAGAAGTAGCCCAGTGAAGAGCGTCTTTCTCAGCAATACAGTTAGCTCTACCGACTGTTCCAGAAATTTGTTGAACGTTTGTTGAAACATATACTGGAATACCGTATAGAGTAGCTTTTGGAGTCTTTGCAGTTGGGTCGTTAACAGGTGAATTGATAGCAAGACTGAACTTATCAAGATTCTGAACTTGTTTCCAAAACACGTTTGGATGTAAGAAGAATGCTGTGTCAGTAGTTGTATCAATGTTAACTGCTTCTAATCCTGCGATAGCTTCACGAATTTCACTATCAGCTAGATTTGTTGTTGAAGCACCAACTGTTGTGCTGAAGTTATCAAATAGAGATGCTAAAGCCACTTCTAGCTTTTTAGCAACAGTGTAACCAGCGTTCTTAGCGTACTTCTCTTGGATGTAGTAAGAATGTTTAGTTTGTGCTGCTTCTCTATCTTCGATTGCGAATGACGCCTCATACCACTGGTTTACAGATAAAGTAATCTTTGTTTCTGTAGGAGCGTTTAGAGTTACGGCTGTAGCGTTTGATTTTTCGCTAGCCGTGAACTCTGTCATATTAGGAGTATAAAGCACATCACCACCACTTGCTAATTCTGAACTCCTGTCTACGAAGAAGTCTGCGATTAATAACTTTGATTTATAAAAGTCATTAATCTTTTCTCCCCATATCTCAGGAATCATCTCAGCTAACGTGGTAGATGACATCGATGTTGTTGGAAATGCCATTTATTTACTCAACGCCTCTTGAAAGGCTTTTTGATGTTCCTCTTTGGTCATACCTGATTTAAACGTGGCTTTATCACCAGTCGCACCAGAACCTTTTGAAGCACCTAGCTTAGCTTTCTCTTTCTTCGCTTTCTCATCAGCGTCTTTCTGATAGATAGCGAATAAAGGGTCTTTAATCGCTTCAGTTAAAGATACATCTTTACCCTTAGCGATAATCTTAGCTTGGTCTATGGCTTCATCGGTTAGACCACGAGCAATCAATCTAAGTTCTTCTGAGAGATGTTGATCGTTAGGTTGATTATCTTGAGGTTTAGCTTCTAGAGCTTTTAATTTCTCTTCAGCTTTTCTAGCTCTTGCGGTTAGCTCGGCTTTTGCCTTTAAGGCAGAATCAAGCTTTTCTTTAAGAGCTTCAGCGTCCTCAGTGCTGTCGTCAGAGGTATAATCCTCTTCCTCGGAGATATTGGTATCTTCCTCAACCTCTACGTTTGTGTCCGTAGCGACATCTGTGGTTTCTTCTTCCATAGATTTGTTGTAGTTTGTGCAGAGCTACAATGCGTTTAGTCGGTTTTTGGATAGCCGATGTCCTAGTGGCTAATTACCACTTTGTAACCCCCATTAGGGGCTACGAAGTAATAACTAATCGTTTGGTGAGCCATTTACTGGTACTCCACCTTGATTCCCGTTTGGTGAGCCGTTTACTGGTACGTTTCCTTGTCTTGTTTTAACTTTCTCTATAGCTTTTTCAATTACTTCTTCAATTACCTTCTCTACTTTCTTTTTAATAACTTTCTTAACAGGTTTTTTTACTTCTTTTTTTGTTGTTTTCTTTTTAATAGGCATACTAACGTGCTTCATTAATTGGTTTTTTAGGTTCGGCTTTTTTATTAAATAATACTTCTAAATTATCAAATGCTTTGTCTATCACTATCTTAGCGTCTGCTATACCTGTCGTGTCTTCTTTATTAAACATTCTTTCAATCCCTTCTTCCATTAATTGCTCCATTAAGTAATTACGGACGTTCTCTTTTTGGTCTTTATCGTTATAAAATGCTAGGAGTGATTTCATATTGCTGGTAAAGGATTAGCTTGTAATGACATCGGCTTTGATTGTTGTGGTTGTTTAATCGGTTGTTGAGCCTGTTGAGCTAACTGCTCCTCCATATCTTTATTCTGTTTACTAATCGCAGCACTTATTTGAACTGGGCTTAATCCCGCTCCTGATAATTCAGCTATCTTGCCTATAATCAATTCTGCTAATGGATTATTAACAGCGTTAGGGTTTAGTAAAGTAATTAGTAGGTTATTCAAGCTCTCTAATGTTGCTGCTTTATTTCGTTGCTCTCCTGTGATATTAACAGTTACTTTCGCTTTGAAGTTCTTATAAAACTTATCGGGGATCTTGATGAATCTTTGTCCTTTGGTCTGTTTGATAAACTCATCAGCATTTTCCATCCAAGCGTCATAATCTTCTTGGGTTAGAGATTTGTTGTTGATAAACGCCTCTACTGCTTGTTTGTCCGCTTCAGCAATAGAGAACTTCTTATCTATTTCTTTAAGTTCTTCTGATGAAAACTCATAAGCTAATATATGTTCTCTGTTTAGCTTACTAGCTAAATAAGGCATTACCCAATCCTCTATTACTTCTGTGATAAAGATACCTAGCTCTTGTTGTAAGGTCTTAAATACACTAGAAGATTGTTGTAGCATTGTGGCTTGTAATCTAAATGGTGTTCCTGAGGGTGGTGTTTCTCCTCTTTGAGCCGAATAAGCACTGGTCGTCTTTTCTAACTGCTCATACCATTGTGTGATTAGATTGTTATACTGAGTAAGACCTCCTGCTGGTAATAAGTTTATTGCTGTGATTGGTTTGTTTTCTTCGTGTTCTAGAATAGTTCCGTCATCTGTTTCATTTAATAGGTTTCTACCCTTTAGCTTTTTAGATGCTGATTGAGCAACAACTTTTGTGGTGTATTCCATAGCTCGATGTTGTTTCAAGATAGCATCGTTAGTCCACACCTGTGCTTCTTCTCCTTCTTCCATTACACCAATTCCAAATGCTCTACCTGCTTTTGGTTTACGAGCTAAATACTTATATACTCTCTCAGTATCATCTTCCCAGTAAAGAGGTGTGGTGGCTGTAAAAGTATTTTCATCTCCGCTATCGTTTGGTAATCCAGCAATGTAATATAACTGGTAAGAAAAGGTTATTTCATCTTCATCTGTCCATTTCTTATTATCTAACTCTTTAATAAATGATTGTGGAAACTCTCCTCTAATTTCATAAATAGGGATTCTTTTATTAGAACCTTCCATTTTCTTCAATATCTCTTTAATTTTCTTCTTATCCCATTCTGTCATCTTGGCTAATTCCATTGCTGTCATCCAGTGTGTTTCAATAATCGCTCCCTGTATAATATCTACTTGGTCTGTTATTACGTTCTTCCATTCTGGTAGCTCTAGAGTAAGCTCACCATCCTTAATGACTTTCTTTACTAATAGCGAACCATACCTAGTATGCATATCTCTCATATCATTAAGTGTCTTAGCGAAGTTCGCCTCTTTCATCCAAACCTGTATATCTTTGGATAATAAAAAGCTCTCTAAATAATGATTAGAGTCATCTGATGTTATATTTACATCTTTCGTGTCTAGGTCTTTTGCTGTGTTTTCTACATCACAAATAGCGTTAAGGATTTGAAAGAATGGCTTATCTCTACCAAGCTCGTCTTTCATTCCGTTAAGATATTGGCTGTTATTATAGAACTCTATTGTTCTAATCTGGTCTTTTTGATTAAACTTCAAACCACTGACTAGGTCAATGGTAGTAGAATAATTACTAATTATACTCTCTGTTTCTTGTAGTATTTTCATTATCGTGAGTTAATATTATTATTACGTTCTTTTGAGTTCATACGTTCCAAGCGTTCTATGGGGTCTGTTTTCTCTTTATCAAAAACATCTTTCTCAAAATAGATACTTTTGATAATTTGATATTCTTCAGGGTCAGTTAATTTTCTTCTATTATCTTTCATAAATAAAAAAGGGAATGTCGTATTGACATTCCCTCCGTTGTATTGGCTAGGAAATAAGTTTATTTATTCTATTGGTTTATTATAACAAAGTATGAAATCGTGTCAAGCCCCATTCCTCTTATAGCTTATAGTGTCCTCTATCTTCTGTATCCTTTTGAGATGGTCTATATGTAAAACCGATGACATAGATGCTTTTTCTAATGTCTGACACTTTTTAATAAACTCAAGATTCTCTCTATTCTTCATACACCAATTAAGAAAATCGCTCGTATGATATTCAAGCCCCATAACTTCAAAGGGTATCTTCTTTAATTGTGGCTCTCCGTTTATTATAGTGTTTAGGGTTTTAGGCATTGTTATTATCTTATCTCGTTTGATTAGTATTACTTTTTAATCTTGAGAGTAGTCTGTCGGCTCTCTCTAGTTCCATATCCTGAGCTGTGTCTTTCATCATTATTACATAACGTAGAGCGTCACATAGATGGTCATTAGCTTTTAATGGATTCTCATTCTCATTCTTCTCGCCATCTTCATCATCGTAAGAATACATCTCTAGCTCGGATATTAGGTTTACGCATTGTTTGTTAACAAATAACCTCCCTGTAATAAACGCTTCTCTTACTTTATCTATTCCACTCTTTACACTATTCTTGCCCTTAATAACTTCTCTTGTGTTTACGCCTTTTCTTTTTAATACTTCAATAGCTGATGGATTCTCTGGATCTGGATATACTTCATCAAACTTATGAGCAGTTACATAATCAGCTATTTGTTCTTCTGTTCTCTCTCGTTTATAAAACTCATTCTCTACATAAAACTTATCTTTGAATAATCGTATGTCTAATACTCCTGCTGGGTTTTTAAAGCCGAAGTCTACTCCTCCTATCTTCTCATAATCTCCATCTGGTAGTTCTTCGTATAGATGTCTTTTTCTATCAAACTCTTTATACACTAACCCTTGTGTCTTCTGAAAACTAGCCATATACTCTTGCTCAAAAGACTCTGGTGGTATGGTTAGTTTAACTGAATCTAATTCTTCTACTGGTAAGAATGGGTTATCATAGCTTGTAAAATGGAATGCTTTGAACTCTTTATCTTCTAGTTCCTTATTACATAAATCGTAGAAGTGATTAAATCCTTTCGGTGTGCTAATAAACATTCCCTCTCCTCTTGTATCAGTAAGTGTTGGTCTTAATATCTCTCTCCAGTCAGCCCAGAAGTTTCTCATTGAAGCTATTTCATCTAATACTAGAAAATCAAACTGCTGTCCTCTACTTGTTTCTACTGATTCCCAACCCTTTAATTGTATTATGCTCTCGCCACCTTTCTGTGTTTTAGTTCGTATCTCTAATCTACTTTCATTCGCTTGTATTATTGCTGGTTTTAATTCTTTTTTTAACAACTCCCAACAAATATCACGAGCTTGTGAATAAGTAGTAGCAAAATATGCTATTCTGGTTGGCTTAGATATAGCTTTACCTTTTATCTCCTCTACTGCTAAATGTGTCTTACCGAATCTTCTTCCTGCTCTTACTACTCTAAACCGATGACGATCCTTCGCTATTATTTTCTGTCCTGGAGTTAATATCATTTTTTTCTGCTATTTCACTACTTATTTGAATAAATAACTTCTCTCCACCACTTGTAACATCCATTGATTGCGATGGTAAGCCATCCATATACGCCCATATCTTCTCTATCATTCTACCATCTCCGTCTTTGATAGCCTTGCTTAGTATTCTTTTAATAATAAGATCTGCGTATGTTTTCTTAGTTTCACCTTCTGGGCATTTTTCTAGTTCATCTCTAATCATTCCAGTAATAGATATACTTCCAGTAGTTCCTACTGGTCTTCCTGCTGGGTTACCTGATTCTCCTTTTACAAATGTCATATCTTGTTATTTATTGTTATTATCAAAGTTTTACTGCTTTATTACCTGTATAATCTTCATAACGCTTTATTATTACGTCTACATACTTTGGGTCTAATTCCATCCCATAACATATTCTGTTTGTTTTCTCTGATGCTATTAGAGTGCTACCTGAGCCGAGGAAGAGGTCTAATACTATGTCTTCCTCTTTACTACTTCCTATGATTGCTTCGGTACATAATGCTACTGGTTTCATCGTTGGATGTTCTGAGCTTTTCGTTGGCTTGTCATGCCTCCAGATATCAGTCCTTTGTTTCTTTCTTATTACTTCGCCCTTCTCTATTTTCCCTTGGATTCTAACTTTATATCCCTGAAATGTTATTGTTGTATATCCATCTTTATAAATTGTTTTTACTTTTCTTAAATCTTCCCAGACATTTGGTCTATCTCTGTCTTCTGAAAAATAATGATTTACAATTCCATTCCCCCATCCGTATAATATTGGTTCATAGGTGTGCTGGTAATCTGCTCTAGATAATGTAAAGTTATTTTTTACCCAAATAATAAATGATTGCCAGTGTCCTCCATTGTTTTGCCATGCTCTTTTTAACGTATCAATCTCACTACTACTCATACAAATATATACTCCTCCTATTGTGTTTTCTATAATCCTTTTTGATACCTCTGATAAGAATTCATAAAAATCACTACTACTCATTTTATCATTTAGAATTCCACTCCTCTCATTCTTTTTGTGAGTTCCCATCCCTCCAGTGTAGTCTACATTATATGGTGGATCGGTGAAGCACATTTGGGCCTTCTTCCCATCCATTAATTTTTCTAAGTCTTTCTCTTTAGTTGCATCTCCACACATTATTTTATGATTTCCTAATTGATATATATCTCCTAGTTGTGCTATCGCTGGTGGGTTCTCTGGTATCTCGTCATCTTTATCTTCTGGCTCTATTAGTAAATCTGCGTCAAAGCCTGTTAGATTAAATAAATCTTCATCTAATTCTTTAAGCTCCTCTATCGCCAAATCCATATCCCAATCACTCTCGTTCAATTTGTTATCAGCTAATCTGTATGCACTGGCTCTCTTTTCATCTAGGTCTACTTGTAATGTAGGTACGTCTTTTAACCCTAATAGCTTTGATGCTTCGTATCTCCCGTGTCCTACTATTATTACGTTGTTCTTATCTATTACTATTGGTTGATTAAATCCAAACTCTTTAATGCTGTTAGCCACCTGCTCTATCTGTTTTTTGGGATGCTTTTTAGCATTCTTTGGATATGGTTTTATTTCATTTATATTCATAATATCTCATTATCACGTTCTATTTGATAAGTACCCTTCCATTTTATCATATATTCGTTCTCTAATTTCATCCTATTCTGTCCGTGTATTACTTCAAAATCGTCACTCTGAACGGGTAGATTAGGTTTGAATTCTCTATAATACTTCAACCAGTGAGCTTCTAACATTATTGCTACATCCTTGCTGGTTACTACGGGTAGGTTAGGTAATTTAGCTGATACATACTTTCCCATAAAATGAAAGTGTCCTTTTGTCAAGGCGATATGCTCATCTGGAGCGTATTCAAATAATCTATCAAACATTGATATATCTTTTATAAGAGTGGTATCCATTAAATGAACGAACTCATCAAACTTTTCTTTCCCTCTCGCTATTCCTCCTAATTCCCATTTGTTCTCCTTATTGATAATCATTTCTACTTGGTCATATTGTAATACTGATTTTATTGTTTCTATCGGATTATACCCTCCATTGCTCACTACTAAGATAGGATACTTAACATCTTTAATACTTTCTAATAATGGCTTTAAGAAATCCTTTGTGTATTCACTGGTAGTAATTACTATTCCTCTCTTAACGTTCTCTGGTAATATCTTTGGCTGATTTAATACTTTCTTAATCTCAGCAAAAATCCCGCCCTGTGTATCAGCTATGCTTTCCATCATCACATCGTGGGTATCGCTTAATATATCTCTGATAAGGGTTCGTTCTTTATCTCCGTGCCATTCTCCTCTAATATATTTAACATTCTTCAGATATGGCTTGTATGCTTTTAATATCTCTGATTCCATTCCCTCTGTGTCTATCTTGAGTAAATCTATTCTTGGGAACTCGTATTCATCTACTAAGTCTTTAAGAGTACACGCTGGTACTTTAATCTGTCCTATCTTTTTACTACCCATAGGGGCGTATAAGTCCCACCTGAAGTGTCCGTCAACGTGATGATTCCCTGCCCATTTACATACGTTAAATGGTACTTCTTTACGATCATCACCTATTACTGCCTTCTGAACGTATGTTAACTTGTTGTTTGTATTCAGTTTAGCGTATTTCATCAATTCTGGCTCTGGTTCACATACTAGGATTTTAGCATTAGGGTAGAATGTTTGAAACTTAAATGATGCTGTACCTGAGTTAGCTCCTAGGTCAACGATATATTCTATATCACGGTCAATTTGATATAATTCGCGTATCTTGTATTCATCTGAGATTATCACGGCTTCTTCGTGAGCGTCTGTGTTTTCTCTTAGGGCTGGTGATGATTGTAGCATATTATTTAACTATTGATTTATAAAAATCTAAGTATTCTCCTTTTCTTTCAACCTCTAGATAATCTCTTTGGGTGTGATACGAAAAATGTACCATTAAACTATTTCCCGAAAACCACACTGGTCTTTTAAATATCTTAGGCAATTCGTGAGACATCTGTGATTCTTCTAATCTGCTAGGGCTTACCTTATCAGAACCCCACCACGCTAAACTACATATTGAGAAATGCTTATAATCATCAAAGCTCTTGCTAGGTAAGTAATAAGCTGATAAGCTTCCTTCTTCGTATCTCTTACGGAATGTATCGTGAATGTGTTGAATTAAGCCACTGTCAGTATAATTAAAAGCATCTAAATACGCATAATCCAAATCATTCGGATCTTCCTTTCTAACCACTCCGTGTTCTTCACTCAATGCTCCTATTTCTTGATGCCAGCTAGTACACATTGTGCTGTTTATAATATTAGGATATATAGCAAAAGCGTCTGGGTGGTCTATTCTTGCCTGACATATCTTTTCTAATGCTCCTTCTTCTACCCATACTATATCGTCATCTAATCTTATGTATATTGTATTATCATCGTGAGCAAACTTAAAGAACTTGTGTGTCTGTAAGGCGTTGTAGCTTTCCCAAGTTGGTGTGATAGGTTCGTCTATTCGGTATATCTTTACTTTAGGGTTCTCTGCTTCCATACTGGCTATGTAATCAAGGTCGTCTGGGTTTATAGTATTTTCCCATAAATCCCAACTATCAATTAGTCCTTCTTCTATTTTACGATAGATGAACTTCTTAAAGAATGATAGATACTTCTTTCTTCCTGCTGGGGTTACGATTTTTACTTTATATCCTTTATACATCTTGTTTTATTTGTTTTATTATTTTATTTTTTAAAATCTCTTCTAATTCTTTATAAATAATTTTTAATTTAGTTTGTCCAGTATATCTTTTATTAGGAACTTCTAAATACATTCCTTTTTTAAATTGTTTATAATCTTTTATAAATTTAAATTTTATTGTATCACTCATATAAATTTTTCCACCAATTAAAACTACTAATTAAACTTTCGTATTTTGTGCCTAGTGATTTTATTTCAAAAGAATTTTCAAAAGACTCAAACATATATTTATAATCCATTCCCGATACATTCTTTATACAATTATCCACTAGCTCATAAAACTCCTTATCATACTCATTCATCGCTTCCTCCTCTTTCGCATCTTCTTCTGGTACTACTGGAGAATCGTGATATACGAGTGGTTGCCCGTAAGAGATAACATCTCCTTTTAATCTAGCTAACCTTTGGAATATATACCCTCCGAATATATCATCACATCTTCTAAACTTCAAATCTTCATAATCAAAGTTAGGTATTAAGAAATAAGCTGGTATTGCGTCCCTCGCAATTATTATATTCATCCCAGAAAGCGGTATCATTCCATTCGCTACCTGTGTTTTTCCTACTGGATACCACATATAATCGTGTGGTTTGGCTAGTTCTGGGTTATCTATCTTATCCTGTCCGTTAATATCCATTTGTCCTTTCCACATACCCATATTAAGAACTATCTCTTTATCTCTTTCTGAATAAGGGAATCCTCTAGCGAAATGGTTTCCGAACTCTGATATGTTGTTCTCCCAACCCTCTCCTCGTTTCTGTATCGCTCTTATGTGGTCTTTTACGAAGTTAGGTGGGCAATTACAGTCAGAATCAATCATTATTACATAATCGTATCCTTGTTTGTAAGCGTACCACATTCCGAAGTTCTTGATAGAAGAAGATTTATGAAAGGTCTTGGCGAAATACTCGTAATGTTCTCCTAGTAATTCTTCTTGCTCTTTATATCCGAATACTTTTACGTTTGGCTTGTCTATTACAACCTTTTCTTTCCACTCATCGTTAACTACAATAATATCTATGTCTGTTGGGAGAGATTTTATCCACTCTTTCGTGGGAGTTATGTGTACGGCTGTTATTAGTGCTATTTTCATAACCATCTTTTGTTTTCTGGTGCAATGCTCCATTCTATTGTTTTTCTTAGTGTATTTTCAAAATCAATAGGATATGAAAAACCAGCTTTCTTTAGTTTTCCACCTGATAAAGAATACCTAAGGTCATGCCCAGGGCGAGAAAAATGCCAGGACACGAGTTCTATCTTCGCTTCCTTGCCTAATATCTTTCCTATCATCAACGCTAAATCTGAATTAGCTACCTCTTTATCTCCTACTATATTCCAGCAACCATCTGAAACACTGCTCTTATTCAATACTTCATCTGTTTTTTCTAATATAAACTGCATAACTTGAGCTATGTTTCTGGCGTGTAGATAATGCCTCTTGCCTGATTCTGTTAAATCTTTATTAGCGTGGATTTGTATTGTTTCTCCTGCTAAAATCTTTCTAATACAAATAGGTATAAACTTCTCTGGATGCTGACGTTCCCCAAAAATATTCATCGCATTAGTTATATTAATAGGTAGTCCGTATGTATTGGCATAAGCCCTGCAGATACTCTCCTGTGCGTCTTTACTTGCTGAATAAGGATTACCAGCATTATGTGGGTCATCTTCCTTAAAATCAACTCCTTTTGGGGCTGTTCCAAAAACTTCGTCAGTTGAGAACTGAATAAACTTCTTCAACCCTTTAAGCTCTCTCGCCCACTCTAACATATTTAAAACAAGCTTCACGTTGTTTAACGTAAAGCTTACTGGATCTTTTATAGAGTTATCTACGTGGCTCTCACTAGCTAGATTTAAAATATAATCTACTTCACCTATTTCTTGTTTTACTCCTACACTTAATGGTAATTGTAAATCTACAGAAAACATCTTTACTCGGTTTTCATTAAAGGCTTTGATGTCTCGGAGGCGATCTAGACCGTTGCTGGAATATGAGAGTTTATCAAGTCCTATGATATTCCAATCTGTCTCTTTGAGTATGTGTTCTGCGACGTGATGAGCCACAAAGCCACAAATTCCCGTTAAAGCTATAGTTGTTTTCTTCATAATGTTTATTTTAGTGGTTGTTATTATCTTAATTATACAACGTTATTATAACTTATGTCAATCTTATCCATCTTTAAACAATTACATTTATGACAAGTTGGTTGAATGTTTTCAATAAAGCTTGAACCTTTTTTAATTAATGGAATTATATGATCTTGTTCTAAAAATTTGTAATATTGATTTTTGAATGGTTCTTTTTTACCACATATAGCACACTTATATCCGTATTTCTTTTTTAATTTTCCCCATTCTTCAGTTGTAAAACTACCCTTCGCATTCATTTTTCTAGCGTAATATTTCTTTGACCTAATTGATTTTTTCTTTTTCTTTATTGCCTCCCCTAAAGTTTTAATGAGCATTATTTCTTGGTAATGTTCTTTTACAAAACTTTCCATATATATTCTGTATCTTTCTTTCCTTATTTTACTTCTTTCATTATTAACCAATCTTTTTTTAGCTAGATTATTCTCTCTATTTTTGTTAAATGATTTTTTACTAGCTTCGCAACACTTTTTCTTATTTTTAAGATAATATCTGTGTTGTCTTGAATATTCTTTTTTCCACATTTTGTTTAACAAAATCCCCAGCTCAACTTACGGTAAAACTGGGGATTCCGCTCGTAAGTTGATTATACTATAATTATAATCTATTTTTATTTAATTGTCAATGCTTTGACACTGTAATGAAAATATGTTTTAATCGTCTATATATCAAGAGGTGTATGCCTTTCAATAGAATAATTCTTACCAGCCGTTTGAGATACAACGGCTGTTTCTTTCATTGTATTAGGGTTATTAAAATTGATATTGCCCAAGCTACGAGTATTATAATTACTATCCCTTTAATAAACTTCATTGCTTCTTTATGGCTTAGATATTCAAATGCTTCTCTCATTGTATTAGGGTTATTTAGATTTTAGATCCATATCTTGTAAAATTATTTGTTGCTTAAATATGTTTACCCCGAAATAACTGGCTTTAAATGTTGGTTGATTCCCTGTTTCCCCTGTTAGGTTGTTATAAAATCTCATTCTACGACTTGGGATTAAAAGCTGAAACTCTCGCTCTCGCTCTCGCTCTCGCATCGTAGTGTTTATAACACTATCAGAAAGGATATTAAGCGGAAGCAATAAAGCAAAAGGTTTTTTCAAGTCCAATGCTCTTTCCCAATAAACTCTCTTGTTTTTATAAGGAGGATTTGATATTAAAACATCCCATTTTTCTGGTTCATATTCTAAAAAATCTTGTCCACTATCTATGTGAGAATATACAACATTAAATCCATTTTCGGTTAAAACCCTTACAAACTGACTATCCTCTTTATCAAACGGACACCAAATTATTTTATCTTTTAAGTGTTGAATATGTGGCAATAAAACTTCTACACCATATTTTGGGGTATATTGCTCGTCCCCTCCACCTTGTTGATAATATACTTGGTTATCTTTCATGTTATTGTTGGTTATTTATCTTTTGTTTTAGGGATAAGAGTTCTTCTCTTTTATCATTATAGCCCTGATTATATTCGTCTCGGTGTTCTAAAAAATCTCCCTTTTCGTATCTGTTTCTCTCCTCCCCAATCGCTTCATCTAATATCTCTCCTATCTTGGTTCTTATAAAATCTTTTAATCTTAAGTCTCTAACAATGTTTTGGCTTTCATCATTATATATTTTATCAAACTCTTTTTCTATCTCCTCTATACTTTGTATTGTTGTTCTCTTATTAGTAGTCATAGGGGGTTGATGGTTAAGATTTAGAAGGATAATCAATCGCTGTTAATAATTTAATCTCTCCTATAACATCTCCATCTTTAATATCCTTAGTAGAAAACCTTTTTTTAACTTCGTCAAAGGCTTCTTCAAATGTTGTTGCAAGAATATCATAGCCTGTCATATTCTCAGCATAATTATCTTTTGTTTCGTTATCTATTCTAACTCTATAAACTTTAACTCTTTTTTCATTATATTTCATATTATTTTTTTAATTGTTTAATTGTTTAAGTATCTTGTTTAATAAATTTTCAATAACGGCTAACCCAAGCACAATTATAACTAGAAGAACGATTATTATTATATTCATATTATTTTATTAGTTAGTTTCTTATTAGTAGTCATAGTTAGTTAGAGGGTTGCTCTCTCTAATAATTGATAACAATCCCGTTCTAAAAATTCTACCCAATAATTTGGTCTTTCTTTTCCATTATCAATAAGTTCTTGACTATGAAATTGATGTTGCCCACCAAATGGTTCGCCTTTAGTATATCCACATTCACTCGCAATATCGCCCACTTCAACTTCTGTTGCTCTATTTGGTTTTCTTGTAATTATTACTAATTGACCTATCTTTAATTTATCTTTTTTCATATTATTGTATTAGGTTATTTAAATTTGAAGAATGATTTTATCCATTTTTTAAAATAAAACCATCTTAATTCTCTTCTTATTTTATTTTTAACTTCTGGGTGTGTTTCGCTCCATAGTTTAAATGGTTGTTCTTCTGTATTCATATTATTTTAATTATTAATAAACTCGTCATAACACCAATTTATATCATTAGATTTATCTAAACAAGTTTTAAATTCTTGCTTTCTTTCAATTTTAAACCTTTCCCTTTCGCTATCAGAAAATCTAACTAAACTAAAAAGACCAAAAATAACCACAGAAATAATAATAGCTATAATAATAATCCCTATTGCTATTGATATATTTTCTTTTGTTTCAGATTTCATATTATTTTATTAGGTTAATTTCTTTACCACCTCTTTTTGGACCTATCTTACTTTTATCTTCTATGAGCAATCCGTGCTTTTTCTTTATCTCTCTGTATTCTTTCCATTCAACCTTTTTAGCAGTTGCCCCGCATTCTTCACAGATTAAGTATTCTTTTTTATTAGTAGTCATAGTTATCTCCTTATTGTTTATTGTATGTTAAATATAATACGAACTTATTATTGCTATTACTCCTATTATGGCGAAGATTTTATACTTATACTCTGAATCTTTTACCGATGTTCCTATAAGTAAGCCTCCAAATACCAATAAAATGTAATGTATCATACTTCTTTTCCCCAACCACTATTAGGTGGTTTTGGTGTTAGTTAATCGTGAACGTCTACTACAAATAAATGTCCCTTTTTACTTTTCTTTAATTCTTTGTATTCAATTTCACTATCTGCCAAATCTCTAATATAGTTTGGTTTCTCATCTAAATCTTTTAACACTTCTTCAAAATCTTTATCTAATGGAAGTTTATAAATCCCTTTCCAATTATGATAAGATTTCCAATAATCACTATCTCTTAACCAATCCCAATAATCAAACTCTCTTTGTCCTCCACATTCATCACAAAATCCAGCGATTGACTCCATATAATCGTGAACCTCTTTACTGGCTTCTTTTTTATCTTCTTTTTCCGATTTTATAAAATATAGGTAGTGCATAATATACCCAACCACTTATAGCTATTGCCTTGGGTGGTTAGTTTGTTTACATCTTTTTATACTTGTAAAGTTTATTGGGTAGTTTGTATCTTAATAACACATCTTCCGTACATCTTCCGTACATCTATTTTATATTAATGATTAAACCAGTATCCGAATATAAATCCGACTATGATTCCAGATATTAGTGATATTGCTGTTAGTGTCATATATCTTTATATTAATTATAAAACTCTCCCCATTGGTACTTCAATTTCCCATTCCTTAATTTCATCAAAGCTCTTAAAGAATAAAGGTTCAACATTTGATGACTCTTTACTGTCTTTTACCCAAAATCCCTTTGCCCATCCAGAGTAAATATATTTTCCATTCAACATACATCCAACTAAATTAAAATCTTTTGGTAAATCTTTTATTTTGTATTTCTTCATAAGTGAATTTTAATTTGTTCGTAAACTTTTAACCACTTTTCTTTCCAATCTGAGTGGGGGGATAAGCACTCTTCTAAAGCTAGGTGAGCTAATTCATATATATCTTCTCTTAAATCAGGATAGTTATCTATTTCTGAGGTTAAATATTGAATAATTCGGAGGTATTTATTTGAGGAATTTGATGATTTCTTCATAGTGTTATTTCTAATTCTTCATAAACATCTCTTTCCCAGTTTATTAGAACTTTATATTTATTATCTACTTCTTCTAGGATAGTAAAATTATATTGACAATCACGGTTTTTCCTGTTTACTATTGCCTCTCGTATTTTATCTCGCTTATCCATATCTATTTTAGCCAATTTTCATCAGCCATATTATATTAGTTTATTTTGTTCTCTAAATGCTTCTTTGAATACGTGTAGTCCAACTCTTGGTAATACGCAATTTCTTAATACCTGTCTTTTGTTTTTAACTTTAAAATCTTTTAGCCCGTGAAGGTCTATCAATTCTGGTATTTGTGCTTCTCTTATTATTGCTTTTCTTTGTGCCATTTTTGATGCCTGTCGGTTCATCGTTCCTATCTCATAATCAACCTTAATTGGTGTTATCTCAAAATTGCTCCAAAATGCGTGTCTGCCAATTATCTGTGGCTCTACTAACGGCTTATAATAAGGTTTAACATTCTCTACTACCCATTTTCCTTTAAAGAAGTGCTTTAAAAATAATATCTCTTGATACAGCCCCATATCTGGGTATCTAAATATACCTTGACCCTTTAAAAAGTGATTACAAACTGAATGGCTCGGACAAGGTGGGCTACTCCATATAAAGTCAAACTCTTTGAAGTGGTCTAACAAATATTGATGAGCATCTGCTACTATCACTTTATCCTTTGGGAAGAACTCCTGATAAATATCAGCTATCTCTTTTACATTTTCAACTGCTGTTATTTCGTGGTCATCTCCCCATAGTTTTCTGTTTCCACCAATTCCAGCATATAAATTAAGTATTTTCATTTACAAGTATCCGCCATTCGGTTAATCAACTCCTCCTTCTCTGCGACCATTTGTATAAGCTGTTGTTTTTCTACTTGTAGTTCGTTTACTACTTTTTTATACCCCTCGCAAGTATTCGTGTGGGCTAATCTTCCTAGATAGAGTCCGATACATAATACATTGAGGGCTATTACTATTATTAAAATGGTTGGTAGGATTTTCATATAAAGTAATAGATTAGTTAGTTTTTGTTTACTTTGAAATCCTGTGCTTTGAAAGTTAGAACTATGTCAACAGAATTATCTTGGTTATTCTTAATAAGCCGATTAATAATCTCTCCTCGTAAAAAGATAGATAAGTCGTCATCAAAGTTATATTCTGTATCTATTGGGAAGCTATCTACTATCTTGATTTTTATTTCGTTTATAGTTTTCTCCATTGTAAGTTAAACCATTTATTTTATTAAAGCATATCCTCTTGTGGCGACATTCCCTATTCATTGACCCAGCGATACAATCGCACTTCCACCCATACATCTCAGAGAAAGAAACGTTATGACATACTCCTTTCTCTGATTTGCTAGGGACTTTCCAAGTAAAATCTGGCTCAAATCTTTTAAGATATTGTTTACTAGCTTTCATAATCGTCTGGTGTTGGGAACTCATCCTCACCACCTTCTTGTTTTACATTCTTTACTTCATAAAAGCTCTTCCATTGTCCGTCTGCTCCTTTAGCACTTTTCATTTGAATAACTACTTCGCTTCCCTCTTCTTTATCTGCTAACTTCTGAATAAGAGAAATAGCACTTGTGAAAAAGCTCTTTTCTGTTCCATCTTCAATAACAATATATTTCATTCCCTCTTTTTCTGTTCCGTCCTTGTCTGTTATTTTATCTGCTTTATCGCTTAATAATTTAACAGTATGTGCTTGCCCATCTTTAAATGAGATGTAAGGCATAATGTCGTTTATTTTTAAGTATTCTTTTGATCCGTTCATAATTCTTTTAATTTTAATTGCTTATAATAACCAACTTTCTCTTTGAAATTACAATCTATGTAATTAGCCCATTCTCTAGCGTATCGCTGGTTAAGAAACGCTTTCTCGTCTTTCTCTGGATCTGTGTCGACCAATACAGCTTGAAAATTGTCTCCAATTTTTTTCGGTAATCTTAATATAATTCGTTGTTCTATATCTATCCCCATTTCTCTTAAGCACATAGAATATCCTTGCGTTTGGAGGTAGTATGATTCACTAATCTGGCTAGATGTCTTAAAATCAACCAAGGATAATACCCCATCAACCATAGATAAACTATCAATCCGACCAGCCACCAAATGTTCTGGGCTACATACTATTTTTTCTACTGCTAACCATTCTACCTTGTGTTTCTTTTCAAACTTCAGAAACTCCTCTACCCCGTTTTTCATATCTTCTTCAATCTTCCACATCTCGCCTGTCTTGATATAGTTCTCTATCCAGTCGTGTACTCTGGTCCCAATATCCAACGCATTTTTACTCTTTACACTATGCTGTTTCTTGGCTTCTAGTAGTAAATCCTCAAACTGGTTCTGGCTCATTCCTTTAATCGTGTCTAGCTTATCTTTCAAGAACTCTGATACCATTTTTGCTGACCACATTACGAGATATGGCTTCGGCATATATTCAGAGATAGTAGATACTCCAGCACAAGTGATTCCGTCTAGCTTGTAAGTATGCTTACCTTCATTATATTCTATCTTATTAGATAGATAAAATGCTTCTAACTGATTATTTATTTGTTCTTTTGTCATAATCATAAGTATTCTCCACATCAGGCCACTCTTTGGCTTTTTTACTAATAAAGTTTATAAATGGATTCTCTTTTTTTACTTCAGGATCATCTGACCAGAGCCATTCGTTGAACTCTTTTTGAAATTCTTTTTTCATAGTATTTATTTTTTACTCCACTCATAACACTCGGGCATATCTCTTTCTATTTCTTCACATTTGTCCTTTGGATAGTGGTCGTCTTCTTTGGGTCTCATCTCATAAAATCCTTTTTTATCTATACAGCCAATTCCTCCTTTTCCTAAGCAGTAATATCCACAAACGGGACAAAATACAGCTTTTATCTCTTCCTCTCTATGTGCTTCGTCCTTTTGAGTTTGTGCGTATTCTTTTAATGTTTCTTTTTGATTTGTCATATTATTTTTTGATTAATTTTTTATCATTCAATCTTTTTGTAAGGTCATCTGTTTCTTTTTTAATCCGTTTTATAGTTTTTTTATTCTTTGTAATTTCTTTCCTGATTTTCCTTTCTCCTTCAGAATGATTTTTAAATGAATGTTTTTCTTTGTAGATAGCACTCACAATATCATATACTTTTTGTGGGGTTATTCTTTTAGAGAAAACATCTTCATTGTTCACGAATATATCATTTTTCCTAAAAGTTATTTCGACTCCATTAGTAATCTGAATATTAATATATCTTCCGTTGCCACGACCCCCAACATAAGTTTTATAAGCAAAATCTTCTGTTTCCATTTGTATCTCTTCGGACCAACTTTCTGGAAGTAAAAATGTATTTCCCTCCATATTCTCTATAAACTTTAGTATTTCTTTTTTAAGTTCTTTTTTCATAGTTGTTTAAGGGTTAGAAGCTAGTTAAATTAATCGCTTAAAAACTAGCTCCTAACTCTACGATTAATTTATAATTGTTCCTTACAATGTTCACATCCGTCCTCTGGGCTAGCGTGGCAATCAGCCATTTCTTCTTTTTCTTCTAAGGTCATAGTTGAATCTGACATTTCTTCAGCCATTCTCTCTGCTCGCCTTTCTGGCTCTGAGTTTTCTATATCGTTTATAGCGTCCTCGTGTGCTTCTATTACTAGAGCTTTTTCTAATAAGGTTTTTAAATCTTTTACTAATCCCGACCCGTCGTATAATCCAGCGATATAATCTTTAGATACTTGTTCTAGGTTCGTTCCCATTTGGGATATTAAGATTTTGATTGGTGTGTTTTTCATATAAGTTGGGCATCGCTTCCTAATAAAGCTAGAAAGAATAATGCTGTAAAAATTGTTAATAATACGAGTCCGAAATGTTTTGCGAGTGCGTTGTCTAATTCTTTTAACATATTATTTTACTTGGTTAATTATTTTCCTCCGACCTTTCTTTAATTTGTTCTAATATCTTATTTTGTTTTTTCTGTAATTCTTTTAAACTGAGCAATCTATCTCTATCCCGCTTTTTCTCTATTCTTAATACTTTTAATTGTAATGTTTTCTTTTTTAATTTATCCTCCATATTTTTAGCAACATCTTATTAGTTATTAACAACTTCTTTTCTATACTTACATCTTAACAAAAGGCAACAACCTTGTCAAGTGCATAACTCTACACCCCCTCTTTCTGCAACTCACACCTAACATCTTTCCTTGATTTTCTCTTATAGTTTTTACAATTCATACGATATACTGGTAAGCAAATACTACACTTATTTAATTTCTTTATTTTCTTTTTCA